TAGTGGAGCTTTGCGTAGAGCCTTGAGTACAACGTTAGGCATGTCCTTATGTTCCTTCTTCATCATCATGACTGAAGAGGAGAGGATACCAGAGGAGGGGCTTAGGGTTAAGGGCTAGGGTTGACTTTGGTTCGCTTCGATGTCTCTCAGCTCACCCAAGGTATCTAGGAGTCTCACCTAGCCCAAGAACTTAGGGTACGTAGCTGTCAGCTTTACCTTTATATTCCATGTTCAGTAAGACCTGACGTTGTTCATCTGTGTCTGTCACTTGGTACTTACTAAAGAAGGTCTCAGCGATCTCTTTAACGCTGGAACCTGTAACTATTTCCTCAGCCTTACCCTCTAGCTTCATCAAGAAGGCGATTGGTTGGCTATAGGTTCTGTAACTCATAGGTTACTCCTTGTTGTTTATCTTATCTTTACTCTTATCTTCTGACTTACCCAAGAACCTAGAGTAGGGACGTAAGGTTCATACTTAGGGCTATAACCTTACGTCCCTCTTTTTCAGTCATAGGGCATGCAAAAGTCCCAGCCCAGTAACCATAGGCTCTCCAGAGGCTCTCTTCGGAGACCTAAATCTCTTCTTTATGTGTCTTTACAGCTACAATAGCTTTTATGGTCTCAGCGATAAGGCCACCTAAGATCACAGCTATAAGTGGTACGAAGAATATTAATCCTTCCATTGTCTTCTCCTTAGATTACATTGAACCCTTGGTCTAACCATGAGTTGTTACTCTGGCCTGAACCTCCGGTCACATCATTGATAAAGGTGTCCAGCTCTGCCTGTAGTAACTCTTCCTGTCTGTCCTTCTCAGCTCCTACTTGGTCTTTCGACAAATACTCTGTCCAGTAGGCAACCATCATAGCCAGAGCGTCCAGCCTATCGTCATGTCCTAGCGCACCTCTTTCACGTGTAATCCTAGCCATTTGGTACATTAGGCTATACGCAGGGTCTAGCACCGTTTCGTCATAATCTCTGGTCACAACTTTAGGGTCTACGATAAGTCTGTGCTGCATCATTAGAGGCTCTAACACGTCGATGATACGTGCTTCTTTCTGAGTGCTATGTCTGACCTCAGTGATTGTGCAAGGGTATATACGCTGTACGTGAGGGGCTAGTAGTTGCACGAACATACCGTCACCAAAGTTGCTTTCTACTACGATCTCATTGACCTTATGCACCTTGGCAATGGTAGCCAGCTTCTTCAGAACCTCGTCGCTGTAACCTCCGGTTATCCCTGAAGCTTCTGGCACGAAGATGTTACCGTTAAGCATGTAACCTACTGCGTAGCTGGTCTCATCCTTACCACGGCCTGAAGGGTCAATCGCCATGACACGGCCTTGATATTCGACTAGCTCTGAGGACTTGTAGAACGGCTCATAGAAGCGATCTCCAGCTAACCCAAGGTTAGGTAGGTCTTCTACTAATCTGTCCTTATCGGAGCTGTGAATTACCTCAGCGGGGGCTTTCTGGTAATGGATTGAGGTAATGACCAGATCACTAAACTTGAGGGGATACTTATCAGCATCACTCAGGCTTGTATCAAGCATGAACTGTAGGGCAAAGCCAGCCTTACCATAGGACATTCTACGTTCATCTAGGTCTTCATTAGAGAAACGTTGAGGGTCAGTGGTCTTCCCAGCTTCGTACCTTGGATGCTCCGTGATATACGGCGCTAGTCTTCCCTTATAGTTGACGATCTGTTCATCAGTAGGGAATAGCGCAGGCCAGATACGAATCTCAAAACCACGGGCAGGTAACTCGTTGTACAGTGACATTTCACACTGAGGAGTACCCAAGAAGATAATACGGCTTGTAGGTAGGGGCTTTAGGATAGCGTCAAACTCTTTAACGAGTTCGCTTAGCTTCTCCCTTGCCTGTTGGGTTTGACTGTTGTTAACAACCTCTACGTCATCGGCAATGATGATGTCTGCACGTGAACCCGTAAGCTGTCCAGTGATACCAACAGATTTAACTGAGGGTGAGTGGTCAGGTCGGGCTGGTGCGACATCAAAGGCGATAAGGCTATCTCTTTGTCCAGACTTAGGCTGAAGGTGGGATAACCAAGGAATATCGGCAATAAGTCTCTTGGTGAAGGAACTGAATTGGTCAGACCTTTCCTTACTCGCAGAGACAACCATAATCTTTAACTGTGGGTCTCTGTAGAGCAACCAGACGACGAAAGCCGAAGTTACCCAACTCTTACCCACACCACGGAAAGCCTCGATCACACAGCGTTTAGGGCTGTGCTGGAGGTACTGAGCCATGTCATATTGAAGTGGGGTAGGGTCGGGTAGGTTTAGATGTTTCCAGATAAGGTAGAGGAACAGCCTAAAGTCTTTCTTTAGTTTCTGTTCTGCTATATCCATTAGTGTTTAGGGTAGAACTCACCTTCATCTACTGGGTCTAAATCAGGTAGCGAGTCAGCCAAGCCAGCTAACGGGGAACCAGCCACAGGTTTAGCCTCAACGTTATTATCTTTAAGTAGCTGTCGGGCTACGTTGAGTTCCTGTGCAGAGGCTTTACCTGACGTAACTCGTTCTAGTAGCTGTTCGACGGTCTTAAGGTGTAGTTCTGCAAGCAAAGCGTTTAACGTAGCTTCACTCATTTATTACGACTCCTGTTCTTACTTTTAGATTGAATTCGAAGGTTAGACTTAGCGTTATTCGCTGGGTTACGGTCTTTATGATCTACGTCTTTACCGTCGCCCTTAGCAACACGTCCGGCCTTCTCCATGATTCGTCTAGCCTTATTTCGGCCAGCTCTACGCTTCTTTTGTTCAGGCTTAGCGTGATAATCCTGATACTCTTTCTTGTAGTCTCGTTTCTTAGTCATAGTCCCAGTACATGAAGTCTTCACGTAGGTCGATATGGAGGAAAGAGGAATGGAAACCGAAGCCTTTGAACCCTAGTGACATTGCGATCTTCATTAGGGCTAACTGTTCGGTTTTACTTGAGGAGCGAATATCGAAGGCATCACCTACATTATGTCGCCCAGCTTTACGGCCTTTAGCGATCTTACGGGCTTCTACGGGGTGATTCTCGCAACGATAAGCACTGGAGAGGGACAGAGGCTTACCCCAGAGACAACGTAGCGCATTGAGCAACAGACGAGCTTCAGGGGTCACCTCCTCAGAGCCACAGCATGAACACTGTAGCTCACTGTCTGAGAAGTATTCTTTGATCTTAGCCATTGGTTTCAACGTCACCGTAGTAAGCGTCTTTCACCAATGCAATGATCTCGTCGTCAACCTTGTTGTCAGTCTTCTTGGAGACGAAGGTTAACAATTCAGTTACTACCTTCATGATCAATTTCTCAGTCAATAGGGTAGTTAGCATTTTGGTTAGGATTACAGGCATATTATTTTTCCTTTAAGTTTTTCATTTCAGTTTTGAGTTGGGTTGTGGCAATAGCTAGGTTGGAGACTCCATCACTGAGGCGGTCAAGAATCTCCACGGTTCTCTTATCACGGCTTTCGTATTCTTCCTGACGTGTTTCCATCACAGCGACTCGTTTTTCCAAGTCAATGTAAGTAGGCAGGAAGATCATGAAGAAGGAGAGAAGAGCAGCTAAGAACCACTTAGGGAGTGATTCAAGGTTGAGCATTAATGTTAATCTAGAAAGGTGAGTTGAATGTCTACTGTTTGTCCTACATTTGAGTTCATCCAGTCCCAACCTGTCGTGGAACCTCCATTAGGTTCTTGGAAGATGAAACCTACGGCTTCACGTGCAGGGCTGCCTACATTAGAAGCTAAGCCCACAGCCGTTAGAGGAGCATGAGACCACGTAGGGGCGGTAAACTGTAGGGTTCTGCCTACATGTAAACGTGGTTCGCATACTACAGAAAACGTACCTAGTGAGTTTGTAATAAACTGGGTTAGTGAACAGCCTTCTAGAGCATTAGGCGTGATATTCCCTTTATCGGCATAAACGCTTTCTAAGTCGTAGCCTCTCCCATTGAAGATACCCCCTAAGTTAGCGATAGATAATTGGTGGGTAACAGCGCTTAACCCGTAGAAATCAGAGAGCTTGATGTTACTCGTAGACAAACCAGCAGCTTGGGCACAGGCTAACAGATTCTTAGCACAGTCAAATTCAGCCGCAATGTCATTTATGGAGATAGCCCCAGAGCTTTGTAAAGCCATTAGAAGTACCTCTCTGGGTTCTGAGCGTCTACTTGTTCCTTCAGCTCTTTAATGGCTTCCACCAAGATAGACATAAGGTTTCCGTATGCTACAGCCAAGTGACCATTCTCTAGTTCTGTAACTGCTTCAGGTAAGACTTCTTGAACTTGCTGAGCGATCAGGCCAGCTTGACGCCCAACCTTAGGGTTATCCGTTCGGTCGAAGGTAAGACCATTCAAACGGCATACCTTATCCAAGGCATCCTTAATCGTCTCAAAGTTAGTCTTAACACGGACATCAGAGTAAGCAGTGACGTTACCAGTAGCGGTAAAGTGTCCAGCATCATCAAAGGTAAAGCGTGTGGTTGAACCGTCACGAATGTACCAGTTGCCAATACCAGAGTTTAAGTCCGTGTACATGTGGGAACCATTACAGAAGAACTCTACGTCACTTCCAGAACCGAACCTTAGGTGTTTGTTATCGTTAAAACGTAGGAAATTACCCGTGAAGGCGTCATCTGCATCTGATCGTAAGAACGAGGCGATACTTTTACCACCTAGTTTTACCGAATCAGCAGCCGTAGCGCTAATACCTAGATAGGTGCTGTTATGGTTGTGGCTAGTACCCGACTTAGTAGCTAATCCATCTTTCAAAGCTTTCTCAGTCACCGCTTTATTCTGAGCTGTACCCGAATAACTATTTGATAATTGAGCGATACCTGAACCAGAGGTAGAGGCCGCAGGTAAACGGGCTGTAGACATAGTGCCTGAGGTAATGTCTGACGCTGAGTGAGTCTGACCGTTTAACAGAGCGTTGACTTCAGCTTCAGTGTAATACCTATCGTCATGCGTATGGCTTGTCCCAGATTTACCAGATAGTAGCGTGTTTACTTCTCCCTCAGTGTAGTATCTGTCGTCATGCGTATGGTCTACTAACGCTAGGTCTTCTTTATGTAAACCATCGACGGTATCAGCGTCTAAACCAGAGCCTACGCCTTGTTCAACAATATCGGCAACCGTTACGTTAAAGTCGCTAATATCTGCCTTGGTAATAAACTCCCAAGTTCTCGTAGCACCATAAGCACGTAGAAACTTACCGTCTTGAGCTACCATCGTAGGGAGTGTCCCTTGGTTATCAATGGTATCAGCGATTAGGGCTGCTCGGTCGGCTTCTACTTGCGCTCGGTCGGCCTGAGAGTGGGAACGGTCGGCTTCATTGTAAGCATCAGTTCTATACTGCGTCCCGTCTGTCTCAATGCGTAGTACCTCAGCATCACCTGTAGCCTGTACTCTGGTTACTTGGGTATTACCCTCGGCTGTAACATCTGCAATGCGATTGTCTAAGGCTGTCTGTAGAGCGGCTTCCTTGTCATCACCAGCTTGAGCTACACGCGCTACTTGGGTTGTACCTTGTGTTTGGACTAGACCTACTTGGGTTGTACCCTCGGTCTTTACTAAGCCTACTTGGTTACCACCTTCGTTAGTTACAGCCGTGATCTGAGTTGTACCTTCAGATTTAACAGCGTTCTTCTGGGTAGTACCTTCGGCTTTAATCCCGTCTTTTTCTAGGGTAGCAAGTGGTGTAATCGAATCATGGATAGACTGAGCGCTATCTTTAAGTGCTTGAGTGTCCGACTTGATCTGGTCAGTTGCAGATTTAATCGAATTCGTATCAGTCTTAAGTTGGTTAGTGTCATCACGGATTGTCTGTGTTTCATTCTTTAACGCAGTCGTGTTATCTCGGATAGTTACCGTGGCATTGTAAATACCTTGGGTATCATTCTTGATAACCTGAGCGCTATTCTTACTCGTTAAAGCCTCGTCTCTGTAACCTTGGGTTTCATCCCGTAGGTTCTCATTCGTTTGGATAAGACCATCAACGTAACCTTTGTTAGCTCCATCACCGACATTCACAGGTGAGGCTAGGTCTTGAAGCAAACGACCATCCATTGAGAATGTACCGTCGGGGTTAGGCTGGATACTGTCTCTAGCGTCATCCTTGGCTTCTTGCATAGCGTAAAACACTTGGTCAGCGCTATCGTCAAGGGTCTTCTCGTCTAACTCAGCAGCATTCACAAAGTTAACGGAGCGGTTGTCTAGATCAGTCTTTCGGTAGATGGAGACTACGGAGGCAGTAGGGAGGGGGGTATCTAAAAGGATTGTGAAGTCAGATAACCATGTGAAGGACGTAGTGTCTGTGCCATTGATAGCAACGAAGACGGAATCTCTGTCCTTGTAGGTAAAGGGAACAGGAAAGTCCTGTCGCCCCTGTGTTGCTTCATCCTCTCTGTAGATCACCCTTGAGTAATAAGGGTCTGAGGACAAATTTACTCCTTAATTTCATTTAGGATTTTGTTGTTGAGGAAGTGGGAACCATACCAAGAGCTTAGCGGTAGCAAACGGACTGCCTTCATGTAGGTCTTATCGTCGATCTCTACGTCATCACTAAACGGAGCTTGGAGTAGGTTTCCACCTAATTTCCCAGCTTTTTCTATCTGAGAAACGGTAGGGTTATTGAAGATTGCTGAACCTGTGGCTGGACTGTAACGTTGTCCAAAGGTAGGTAGTCCCGTGATATTGGACTGGAGGTTCCACAGTGAGGTAATACCACCGAATGTACCAGAGTAGCCAATAGCTCCTTGGACAAACGCTGAAGGGTCGTAAACGTGTTCCTGAAGGTATTCGTTACGTTCCTTGTCCTCTTTACCAGCGGCCTTGATATGCTGTCTAGCACCATACCAGATACTAGCACCCACAGCTTCACCCATAAGGGTTGTCCATGTGTGTAGCTCTTGCATGTTCACAACTTTGTTACCAAGGCTTTTATAGATACCTGAGAGTAGGAGGGTCTGGAATTGGAACAGGAATTTACCCCAAGAGCTGTCTACAAAGGAGATACGTTCACCAGCCAGAAGCCTAAGGGTCTGTTGGTTGTTCATGCGGTATAGACCAAGGGTAAACGCTTCGATGTCCTGAGCCTCCCATGAGGAGAAGTCAATGTCATCGACTACTGTTCCAAGACCTGTTTTCTTCTCTTTAGCGGAAGACTTCAGGTTATCAACCACTCGTTTATACGTAGCGGTATCCATACCCATTTCTTCCTTAGTGAAGAGTAACTTACCCTTGCTTCGGGCTAACTCTAGGCTCTTATTCACGGAAATACCTAGCGTAGACTTACGGGCGAAGGAGTCAAAACCTTGCATTAACGAGGCTACAGACGTAGCTCTGTTCCCGTAGTGTACAAAGCGTTGCATCCATGATTGCATCCCATAGTCACCAGTCTCTTCAAACTGGTTGAAATACATAGCGAAGTGCTGTTTACCAAACGTTAGGTTCAAACCTTCAAGGGTATCGAATAGCTTGATACTGTCTTTAGTCTGGGTCATTGGAATTGACTTCACAGCAGTCATAAGGCCACCGCGAAAGACAGCGCCCATGAATTCAGACATACCAGCTAAACCAGCCATACCAAGCATGGACATATTGTTTAGTCCCAGCATAGCGTTAGCGGCTTGTTTCTGACCTGAGGTCATAGTCTTAAAGTGGATTGGCTGGCCTTTGATTAGGCTTAAATGATCGTCGAATGAATCTAGTTCTTTCTGAACGATTTTCTCAATGTCACCTTTACTCTTACCTTGGCCTTTAAGAGCTTGTTCGACCTCAGCAGCTATACGTTTACGCTTAGCCTGAACTCTGCGTGGAGAGTCAAGCCCATGTTTAGCCAAGGCAGCGTTACCACCTAAGGTTCGAGTGTAGTTCTCTGAGATACCGAAGATATTAGTATCAACCATGTCACGTACACGTACAGAGCCATTATCAGAGTAAGCGTAGATGTCCATCTTCATACGACTCTTCAGACGGTCTAAGGCATCGACTTTCTTACCAGATTCACCAGCCTCACGTCTCAACTTGAAGTAGTCAAACATAAGGTCTTTGTACTCAGGGACAGACATACCGTTGAACTTCTGGTCTTGTCCTATGATGTCAGAGAGCCATTCTTCAAGGTTATCGCTGTTATCGAAGATGTCATCCATGTTGTCCATACCATCAGCTCCTAGCTTCTTCATGTAACCATGTGTGATTACATCAGCTACAGCTCTAGGCATATCCAGATTAGCAGTGAGAATAGCGTTACGATAAGCGGAGAATACTTCATCAGAACCATGTGCTTGTTCCATAGCTAATCGTTTCTGGCTGGAGTGCATACGAGGGGTGTACGCTCGGTTTATCTCAAGGTCTTCAGTGCCTTTAACGCCTTTACGCTTAGCTAGATTCAAGGTTTCTTCAAAGCGGTCTTGAATGATTGAAGCCATTTGGTTGACCTCAGGAATCTCACTACGTCCACCTTTATTGATTAGATCGTAGATTTCATCCTGAAGACCTGACCTGAAGTCTTCTTTATCTTTCCAATGCCATAGCTTAAGCCCACGGTCTTTCTCCAGTTTGTGTACCAGAGGGGCAAGCTGTGAATTACCTTTCTCAATGATACCGTGTGAGTAAGCATAGGCTTCAAGATCAGCGGTTGAGCCTTGGTTCTGGCCTTTCTTTCGAATGGTATTGGTCAATAGACCTTTAGTTAGAGTCTTACGATAAGGGCTAAGAGAGCGCATCCCAGAGGCGAAGTTATCTAAGCGCAAGAAGTGAGGTTTGAAGTCATCAGATACCTTAGCGGTATTCACCTCAGACTCATTATCTGTACCTGAGCGTAAAGCTAGACCACCTTCAGTCTCTACTGATTCTTCAGCCATACGTTCCAAACCTTTAGCGGCCTGAGAGCTTGCATCAGTTAAATGACCAGCTCCAGCCCCTAAGATGATACCAGCGGCTCCACCCATTAAGGTGTCTGTCACTGCGTCTGACGCTGAGTAGTTGTCATTTGCAACAGCCTTAGCTGAGCCATACAAAGCACCTTCTACAGCTCCTTCAACACCACCTATCGTAGCAAACTTACGCATATTACTAGTATCAAGGAACTTCTTAGCTCTTAACGCAGTTCCCGAAGCTTTTGCTGTGGTTAATACTCCGGTAGCCGCAAGGCCAGTACCTAAGGTAGCAGCCGTGGTGACTGCCAGCATAGGGTCTGTTAAAGAAGAGTAGATAGCAGCCCACATAGGTAGACTTTCATCAAGTTCACCTAACTCTGCGTAGGTTTGCTGTTCATTCATCAATGTTTCAGCGATCAATTGAGCGTCTGTCTCATTGGTAGGTTCTTCAGCTTTCCATCGTTCAATGTTGTCGGGGGTTAACCCAGCGTAGTAACTTTGGGCTTCTTCTGAGTTAACATCAAAGCCCGTGTCAGGATTATCATCTCGCATTAAGTTAGAGAGATTTACCTGTACAAATTGGTCTAAATGGTCGGAAGCTGAGTCGAAAGAGACCTTACCATCTTCCCCCATGTACTTTTCGTGAAGTTCCTGTCTTCTGGGGGCGGCTTCCTGTCTCTTCCTTAGTTCAGCCCCTAACCCAAAATCTTCAACAGACATTAGGTTTCCTTCTTGCGGAGGGTCTTAAGGGTATCCACCATGTCTTTAATAGTGGCTTTCATTAGGAGATTGCGGGAACCTTTCTCATAGATGATGTACTCGTCAGGGACAAAGCGATTGGCTTCAACGGTTACGTGTTCTTCTAGTTCAAGGTCTTCGTCAGGACTGATAGAAATCACTCTTGATTTAATGGTTTCTGCATGAGCATTGGTGAACTTGCTAAACATTGAGTAGACCATATCGTCATCACGGCCAGCGTCATCATAGATATGCTTAGGCTGTGAATCTTTAAACTCTTTGAGAGCTTTCTGTGTATTCTGGTAGGTCTGCTTAGCGTAGCGTCCATAAAGGACAACAGAGTCACCAAAGACAGCCAGTTCTTCAGCCTCAAAGGTGTTAACCTTCAGGGCATTCTCGATGTACTTCACGGCTACCTCAGGATTACCAAAGCCCTTGCGTACCAAACCTTCAGCTAGATCAATGATGTCGTCTTGCATAGCGGCTGGGTACTGAGCCATGAGAGGTTCTAAGGTATCGGCCATAGTGGTAATGACTTCCTTACTCACGGTTGCTACGGGGGCTTTATTAGCCAAGCGTAGAGACGCTAGGTGATCACCTGTTATTTGCAACGAGGCATCATAAAGTACAGCCTTACGTTGAAACTCTGGGTTATCAGGGAAATAGGCTTGAGCCAAGTCTTCAACCTTACCGTCAAACGCTTGGGCTACCTCTTGGAAGGAACTTAGAGCTGTATCCTGTCGATCTGTTAGTTCCATCTGATCATCAGTAATAAGCTCTGAGAAGACTGAACGTAACTGGATACGAGTTTCGTCAGGTGCAAGCCTTAAGAATTCTTCCTTAAGTCGGGACTGACGTTCAACTGTAGAAGGATCGTTAGGCTGCATTTCTAAAGCTTCGGTAGCTTCAGCCAGATCAAAGCGTTTCTGATCAATTACAGCTCTTATGATATTGTCAGCCTTCATGTCTACACCGTAAGTATCCTTATAGAAGGATGAACGGTCTGACGCAAAGTCATCTAGTTCTTGTCTGTTGGTAGCCTGAGTTTCAGAAGCATAAGACATTGTTTCCTTTACGACACGGAACTCATAATGGTCTTTCTTCATTTGCTTCATTTTACGATTTAAACCAGAAACATCTTTCAATGATGTGTCGTATCCAGAGTCACGTCCTTCGATTAACCAAGCTGCTACTTTTGTTTCGTTATACTCTTCATCCACATCGTAGAGAAGGGATACACCTGCGTCTTGCCAAGCACTCTTATCAGCAGCAAAGATATACTTCTCGTTATCAGCCTCTAGCTTACGCTCTAGTTCTTCCTTTATAGAGACACTTTCAGCAGAGTAAGCGGGGTATTCATGTAGAAGAGCATTAAGAGTCTCAATGTTCTTCATCTTCTCAGAGGTGAACTCTTCCAAGGTTGTAAATTTACTAGCCTTGTACAAGTGTTCGGCCTGTTTATAAAGATGGAGACTAAACGCTTGGTCTTTCTCTTGGTCTGTACCTGATGAATCTCTGAAATAAAGACGCTTACGGGTATCAATACCTTCCTTAAGCTCTTCTAGGCTTTGACTATGCGAGAGGGTGTAGTTCAAGGACGTAGCGTTATCCTCGTCGGCCTGAATGTCCCTCGCAGTGTTATAACCTTCGTAGAACTTGTTACTAACATCTTGCATGAAAGGGGCTAGGATTAGGTCTCGATTTTCTTCTGAGAGGCCAATAGTCATGTTCTTGAACTCTGGATGCTCGTAAAGCTTTTCCATAACGAGTTCAGGTTCTTGACCGATGTAGTTATACTCCAAGTCAGCCATTAGAGCGGCTTCGTGTTTAGACCTTGCGATCTTGAAGCGGTCTTTCTCCTCGTTGAAAGCGTCAGTCTGAGCCTTATCAGCGTCTATCTGTTGTCTACGCTCTTCTGCTTTAGCCCTTCTATCGAGGTTATCAGCCTTCGCTTGATCTCGCTCAGCTTCATTATTAATACCCTTGTAGACGTTAGCTCCTCTTTCCATAGAACGCATTAAGTCACTTACATCACGATCAATACGGCTTGTGTTAGAGGCAAAGTTAGCGGCCTTAGGTGTAGAAGCTAAGTCTCTTTGGTTAGGGGCATTTACTACAATACGTTGAGGTTGTTTAATCGTACTCATTATGCTCCTCCTGAAGGTGCGGCTGAAGACATTCCATTAGCTATCGAAGCACCTGAAGCAGCTCCAGAAATCCCTTCTTTAATTACATTAAGCCATGAGAAACGAGGCTGTAGGGTCTGACTTTCGATCTTACTTTTGGCCGTGAACTGATTACCTTCGATTGTCTGTTGGTAAGTCGCTTGGCTTTCTTTCAAGTTATCATCGAGAATCGCTAAGGCTCTGGAACCGTCCTCAATCACACCTTGAATAACACGGTCAGACGAGCCTGAAACACCTCGTTCAGCGTTCCTTGCCTTAGCTGCTCCAATGGCCTTAATCATTTCTTTCTTGGTGCTAAGCTTCTGTTCAGCGATTTGCTTTTCCATTTGAGCTTGCTGGGTCGTCGCACCTCGGTTCTGATACATAAGACCTGTAACTTCGTTGTTACGCATAGCCTTATTGAACTTATCAGCGTCTTTCATACGGCTCTTTTGCCCGAAGTAGCTTGTAGCCATTCCGAAGATAGCGCCAGCTCCAGCAGCGGCTCCAGTTGCAGCAGCACTCATAAGGAAACCTCCTTAGAAATAACGATAAAGTCTTCACCAGAGGAACAGTAATCTTCGACGATTGAACCTAAGGTGAAGCCCAGTTTTTGAAGCCAGCGTAGGGATACGTCATTACGTACAGATACGAAGTTGTAGACCTTAGCGTATTCACGCATCCACTGTTCAAGGACAGAGCTACAGGCTTCCATGAAGTCAGACTTACAGTCTTGTAAGCGGTCATCAGATAAGAGCCAGATTCCGTACCAATCGTCGTTACTAGGAGCAATCCCAGCCATAACGCAGGGTTTACCGTCGAGTTCAGCGGTAACGGTCTCTACACTTTCTTCAATTGATTGTTGCAAGCCTTGGAGGGGAGACAGACCAGAAGTCCAGTCTATCTCGTTTTTATCAATGTCCTTCAGTCGGGGCGCTAGGCTTACTTCATCACCCTTTTGGTAAGGACGTACTTTGAACATTACTGTCGTCTGTTCCTTGAGTTGTAGAAACCTTCCCAGATAGCAGACTGAAATTTGCAACCAAAGACTTCATCGTTGTAGATGGTCGTTTTGATCGAGCTTGAGCGTCCCATGATGGGTAGACTATAAGTACCAGAGGTCACCGGAACTCTACCGATTAGGTTGTCTAAACGTCCCAGAACACGGCCTTCGAACTTAATATCTCGTTGGTCACGTCCTAAGGTCTCAATGTTCACGTCAAACGTACTGGTATCGCTATAGTTCAGGAACATACGTCTCAACTGTAAGCGTCCATCTGTACGCGCTCTCTCTTGGACACGGTAGAAGATTGGACTGAAGGTGTACCACATTGGGTACTTAAACCCTCTGTAATACCTGTCGTCTACCTTCAGGGTTTCCTCGTTAGGTAGGAGGTCTTCAGAATTCCACGGAGTGTTAGACCATTCGAGACAGTCAAGATGAACCTTGTGTCCGTGTACCTGTTCAAACGCATCGAACGTCAGGTCAACTTTCTCAAGGTAAGGCTGAGGTGTTCCTATACCTTCATCACGTAGGGTGACTAAGTACAAGGTTGTTTCATCTACCTCAATATCAATCACTGGAGTATTGAAGAGCCAGCGTTGGTGAGCCGATTGAACACGTGTTTGGTTCTGTACGTGGTAATCATATACATAGACGGTTGAACTGAAGGGGGTTCCTTCTTCACTGTCAGGTAACATAAAGACCGTCTGAACGGCACTACTTGAAGCCATCTTTTTGATGTCTCCAGTAATATAATTAGGAACGTGCTGAGTGAGGTCTTGAGTGTCATGAATGTCGGAATTCTCACGAATCATGAGTTCCTGTAACGCATTGAATTTACCCAAGCGTGTCATGAAGTAGGTACTGTTGTTCAAACTGATAGGAGGAACATTTACGTTCACTTCTTTGGTATTAATCTGTTTGGTATACACAGTGTTTGACGTGAAGACATCTTCGCTCTTTAACGCAAACTGGTGTTTACGAGAGAACAGAAGCATTTCACCGGAGGAAGGAACCATGTGTTCAATGGTTGCAATATCGGTACTGTCTACAGCAATCTCAATAGGGTCATTATCCATTTGAGTAGCTACAGTATTGGGGAAGAAGTTAAAGAAGTTGTCGATCTCGGAGCAATTGATAGTTTCATCAGACGCGAGTAGCAATCTGTTGTGGTGAATTGCCATAGACCGAATGTGTTTAGCGGAGGTCACATATCCGTTTTCGTCAGTGTCAGACACAAAGGAAGGCCACGGGGCAGAATCATCGTCACCTACGTAGCGTCCTTCCCAAGGAGCATGAGTCATGTAGAAGTATATTCCATAAGGATTACCTTCAGTCACGTACTCGCTCTTCTGAAGACGTTTGACCTGCTTAGGCATAGAGGAGAGCGATAGGTAATTGATTTGGTCAAGACCAGTGGTCTCTTCCCAAACGCCTGTACCATCGTTTTCTTTAGATACAAACTCTAGCCAGTAGCCGTAGCTGTCCTCCTCAGTCAATTCACCTTGGACGTTTACCTTGTACCCAGTCGGTACGTTCTTCTTGGGTAACTCTGTCTCTGTCTTCACTTCCCGTTTGAATGAAAGTAAGGCCGTATCGCCTAACGAATCGTAAGTGGAGATATTGATTGCTGAGGTACTGGTTAAGTGGAGTACATTACCTTTCTGAGTAACTGTGATATTAGCTATAGGGTCGATAACGTTCTTCAGCTCTTCCGTGACCTTCTCTGACTGAAGACCGGCTCTGGCTCTGGCTGTAGTAGCTTCGACGGTTTCATACGACACAGTTGAACCATTAATTGTCACTGTGTACTTAGTCGCGTAGTCTACCTTTTTAACCCAGAGAATAGCCTCATGTTCTGGCCTACCGTCTGACGGTGGGGTCGGGGTATTCCAGTATGACTTTAGGCCATAAGTGGAGGTCTTCATCGACTGGTAAACGTTGTAGTAACTAGAACCTCGCCAGCTACTCCAGCGCTTACGATAGACGCCATGAACATGTGAGTTGTCCACAATATCTACGCTAGTACCTTCCGGTATGAAAACCGTGAGAGAATATCCCCACATACTGACAATCGCTGTAGGATACTGGAGTTTCACAGCGTTAAGCACACCTCGCATAACGTCAGCTAGAGGCGTTTGGTAGTGGTAACGGTATTCAGTCCCATTGATAAGGTAACTGTATCCTGTGAAGTTTCCTACGGAGTTAACGTCAGTGTTTTGTAGAGAGACTAGGTATGACCTGTTGTACTGAAAGCCTCTAAAGTCCAGTCTATAGCGAACATCAGAGGTTACAGCGTCCTCAGGGTCATTCTGAGTGTCATACGCCTTGGTAACCGGAGCGGTCTTATTCAGTAACAACGTAGTGTCAGCGATTGGTAGAGTCTGGAAGGCTCTTTCGTTAGACCATTCACCACTTACATGTAGATAAGGGACACGGCCTCTGTATTTAAGCTGAGCGTCAATCTCTACAGGGTACTCATAACAGGTAGCCTTATCGAAGACCTGAAGAGAACCATCAGAGATAGCCATGAGATAAGACTCACGGTCATCACGTGTGATGTACTCAAAGTATGAATCGTAAGGATTGGCTAGGTTAAGCTTACCGACTTTCTGTGTAGGAGGTCTTTTGCTCATACCTTCAACCACAGAGTTGATACAGTTTACTTGGTCTTCACACTGGTCGGGGCGTCTTAAGGAAGGGCTTTGTTGTGAGACTCCATTGACTAGGTTCGGTATATCTTGAGAGATAAGCATTAAGTCAAGAAGCCCTCCGTGATAGTCCCACGGTTATACGTCTTGCTAGGTGAACGGCTCTGCATAGACTGTAACTGAGGGTTAGCGAAGAGGTTGTAATTACCTGACTCCAGCTCCTCAGTCTTGAGCATCAGCTCTGCTTCTGCTTCATCGTTAGCGTGGAAGGCGTGGAGTGTATTCGAACCTACATTGTTATCCTGAAAGCGTCTTGCTGCACGAATTGTAATGTAGTTCTTAGCTGTCTCCGGTAGATCGTCCCAGCCGTGACCAAATACAAGAGTCACTAGGACTGTATCTTCAAAAACAGTTGTACGTTTAACCTTGTCATAAAGCAGGTTATTTCGAGCCACATAGCGTCTGTTCTGAGGGTCAACCTTTAAGGTATTTCGTGGTACTTGGATTGAACCCTTATTGTTGGGGCTTAAGGGATAGTTATCTTCAGTGTTGAAATACCAGCCGATTGACTGAACGAATCTCGAAGTGTTTTCTAACTCAATTTGAGCCAAACGAGACTCTGAAAGACCTGTACCAATACTGTTAACCGGAGCTTCACCAATAGCAGCAAGCATTAAGTTAATAGCATCAAGTTCGGTCATTGGTTCAATTTTCAATGAATGAACTCCTAGTTAGAGTTAGGGAGGAAACGCTGAGCCGAAGCCCAGCGCTTATCTTGAGGATTAAGCCGCCAAGATTGAGATAGCGCATTCGAAGCGCAAGATGTCGTGGCCTACAGCCAACTTAGCTAGGATGGTGTCACCGATACGTAGAGGCTCTTCCACGTGTTTAACAGTCAAGTCCATCAACTTAGTTGTAGCTACAGCGTCTTCGACGAATACAAGACCAACCAACTTAGAGAAATCGCCACGGTATTTTGCGGCATTACCAGAGCCAAACGCTACGTCAGACAATGGTTCTGGGTCAGTAACTAGACCTAGAGATTCATCTTGGTTTGGAAGGTTGTTAGATTCATAGATGTTGAAGCCAGCAATACGACAGATTGGTAGGTTACCCATTGCGTTGCCTAGAAGACCGTCCTGAGTAGAACCTGCAATGTCTTTATTCAACCAAGTAATCGCTGGAGCATCAGCTTGAGCAATGTTAGTCAAGGCTTCGATCTGCTCTGGAGAGAACACAACGTTAGCTTGCTTACGGATATTCGCCTTACGTAGCTCTGTGCGAGCTTTAAACAAAGCGTCTACCAGCTTCTTACCTACAAGTTCATCACCAGCAGCCGCCAACTGAATGTTAGCTGTGTATTTCTGCTCTGGAAGAACCTGAAGACCAGCCGCAGCCGCAGCCGAAGCGTCAGTAATGAAAGAAGCCTTAGCAATCATACGGAATACGTTACGGTCTACCAGATCAGATAGAGAGAACGAGCAGTTTTCAACGTATTGGCCTCGGTACTCGTAGTGAGCCATTGCTTCCTGAATGTCTGGGATGAACACAGGAGAGATAGCAATATCGTCAATCGTTACAGTACGCTCGATGTGTCCGATAGCGTCTGCTTCAATCAAAGTACCTGGCTTATGGTATTTAGCACCAGTTTCACCAATCATAGGGAACTGAGCCGACTTACCAGAAGAGATATTTCGTACTCGCGTCAGGTTTAACGCCAAGTGGGAATGTTTGAAAAGCGTAAGGACTTCACCGCCGAATTCTTTAAGAAATAGAGCGCGAGAGTCGCCAGCTTTGTTAATTTGACCTGCTTGAGAGATAACCTGATCAGTAGGGAATGCCATGTATATATTTTTCCTTTAGGTAGGGGAGAGGGTGGGAGCGTTCTGAAAACGTCCCGATGTGGGGTTTTGTGTTTAAGAAGGGGGTGTCTATTTCAATTCCACTGGTTAATGAGATGTGGATAGACGTAGGTTTTTAGCTAGTAATTGCTACCAGCCAGTGTTTAGAAAGTCTGAGGACATGCGTGAACGTACTTCTTGACGGTACGACTCACCTACAGCGTCACTTCTGTAATAGCGTGGGTCTTCAAGAGCCTGAAGATATTCACCATTGTCTTTGAATGGAGCCGTAGAAGATTGACCTCCTTGGTCTCCAGCGAATTGTTGACCTTCGAAGCCGTTCTCTTGGTTCATCAGGGCTTGCATACCCATAGCAGCAACTTTCTTGGCTTCAATGTCAGTGCTATCGAAGACAGCGTTAAGTACGTCGATCTTTGCTTGATCTAGGTTCTGAGCGAAGAACTCAGCGGCTTTCTCGTACTCTTCCTTGCCTCCGAACATGTCGTAAATCACTTGGTCTTGCTTATCCATTTCCATTTGATTTACTTGTTGTCGAAGAGCCTCTAGTTCACTCTGTTCTTCAGTAGAGCTTTCTTGGTCATCACCTCCAGTGTCTTCTTCGGAGTCTTCTTCTGATTTCTCCTCACCTTCGACGGTCTCTAGACCTTTGGACTGTTCCTGAAGATCAGCGTAGCGATCTAGCAGTTCTTCATAAGAGTTAATACCTTCTGGTAAAGGTCGTTGCTCTTGTTCTGTGGTTGTTTCATCAGTGGAGATTATCTGTCCATCAGAACCTTCGATGGTTACAGAACCTACGTTAGAAACTGGTTCTTGTTGTTGGTTTTCTACTTCGGTTGACACTTAGTTACTCCATAGGTTGTGTCGCCATGTTCTGAACAGCCGCTTGTCCACCTTGCATCAGTAACGCTTCTTGTTGAGCCATTTCGCGGTTCTCGTTGCGTTCGTCTTCGGTATAAATCAAGCCGTTCGTATCAATGTTCCTTCCCAGAGCCAGTCGTGAGGCTAGTTCCCCGAAATTCACGTACTCTTTCATTACTTCCTCACCACCTAGAACCTGTAGGTCATTGACGTATAGTCGTAACTCTGCCAATTCTGAGGCACGTCCTAAGGCTTCAACTCCAGTTAGAATCTGAGGTTTCAACGTATCCTTAGGTAGCTGAGGGAGTAATCCCGATTTCTGCATAAAGCCAAGCTCAAGCTTGACTAGAGGTTGCTGGAGGGATTGAGATAATTGTGAGTAGAGACCACCTAAGCCTTCTTCTAGCATTTGGGTGATCTGTCGGATTTCCTCAGCGGTAACACGTTCAGCGTCTCGCCTGATAGCACCTGTGAGGAGGAATGACTCATTGAGGGATTGGATTATTTCTTGTCTTACTTGCTGTGCAATCGCAAGGTCAGCCTGTTTGTCTAACTGAAGGGTCTGCACATCGTCTGGGTTACCAGCGATAGCGTCACCGTTGTTAGCATCCATGATTGCCTTAACTTTGGTCGTACCATTGGGTCTTACTAGGAAGATGATTCGAGAAGCGGCTACAGAAGCTTCCTGAATTGCCTTGGTTAGAATCTCAAGACTGTTCAGGTCTCCCATGTGTTCTTCTACGTATGAGCGTCCATAGTCTTCACCATCAATGGTAATAAGCCTTGCTGCTACCCAAGGACAACGATCTTTCGTATACCTTGAGAATGTAGTCTGAAGTTTGAACCCTTCGACTTCCTGAATGCTTGTCCAGATACCTTTCCCTTCATTCTTGATGTGGGTGTAAATATCGACTGGTTCAGAGCCTTTAGGGTACTTCTGGCTCAGCCTCAGATGGGCTATAGCTTCAGCAGGTAGTTTGTCTGGGTTAATCCGTTCTCTAAGGATGATCTCTTGAGTCTCACCTTGGCTATCACGCTTGACTACGTATTTAGTCAGTGGATAAACCGTGATGGACTTCTCGCCATACTTAAAGAGGATATTTCCAGCTACGACCAGATGTTTCAGAATCAGATTCAGCTTATTCCTTGTGTCCTTCCCTTCGATTGAACGCATAGCTGAACGCTCAAGTGCGGCCAGCGTGGTTTCTACATCACCAAATGATTCTTCGTTAAGACCAGAATTAAGGAGGACTTGCTCGTCGATCTGGAGTCTGAAGAATGGATGGGATGAAGGCATTAGACCTAAGGTCAACTTGGAGGAAAGATTCTTAACGCCTTTCGCACCGTGGCCTTGATGGGGAATATAAAGGTCTTGACCATCGTTGTTTTCATCTTGGGGAATGAGATAAGGAAGAGTCAGGACTGAAGCTGCTCTTGCACGTTTCAAGTAAGGTTCTCGTTTAGAGGAAAGCTTTTTGTACTCTCCAGCTAAACCCTTACTGTCTTTTTGCATTTAGTTGTCAACCAATCCTTAGTCCACTTGAAGCCTTCGCTTGGACACCTGCTACGGTTGACTGCAAGTTATTTCGCATAGAAGCCTTAGAGCCTTTCTTGCTCTTGTTCTTCTTCTTGCTCTTGTTAACTGCTAGGTCTACGTCTGCGTTAGGCGCGGGGGCTGGAGCGGGAGGTGGTGGAGGTGGTGGAGGGGCGGGGGTCTTTGGTGTTTTACACAAAGTCTATTTTGTCCTCTACTTTACGTTTTATATATTGAATTATGTCGCGTTGACCAATCTTTTGTCCTACTACACGGTCTGAGTCGTGGAGTTCAACTTCTACTTTGTGCGTCTCCTCCAACTCCTCGACAAGCTTTGTAAGGACTACATCTACGTTAATCATTAGCGAAGACGGTTAGTCGGGACAATCTTCATTGTTGAGTACGCCATTACAGCGCCAATGATCTTGTCTTCTTCTTTCTTCTTAGCGTTGACCTTTTCCAGAGCAGCTTCAGCCGCTTCTCCAGAAGGGAATAGGTCTACAGGGTTACTAGGGAATTCAACCTGTTCGCCAGTGCCAGTATCAATTACGCCATATACGATCAAGGGGTTCTCCTTACTTTAATTTCATTTGGTTATTGGCTGCGATAATACGCTTAGAACACTCTTCGCGTTTTGCTGCTTCGTTTACTTCTAGTTCTTCAACTAGTTTGTGAGCCTTAGTGACTCGTTCAGAGCTTTTAACCATCTTCATGTTCTGAGCTGAGATAAAAGCTGTGAATAATTTGATTGCTAGTTCTTGAGCAAAAAGGGCTAGTTTTAACATGATGTTTGTTCCTTATTTTGTTTAGATTGAGCGACCAGACGAGTACCGAAGAATTGAACCTTCTCGCTGTCATATAGGTCAGTTGTACCTTGCTTGCCGTTGCCTTGTCGGGCAGCAGCTTTACGCCAAATAGCTTTGAAAGCGTTACCTTCTGCGTAGTTCATGCCAAGCGCTTCAATGATGTCGTTACACTCAGCTTGATAAGGCGCGATACCTTCAGTGGTAGGGTCTTCTACTTTGACTTTGTAGTAATCAGAAGAGCCTCCAGTTAAAGCCTTAGGTTGAGATTCCTTAATAACTTGGGCTAGTACAACAGGGTCAATTCGACGGTCTACAGGAAACTCCTTAGCTAATCCCCAAGTTTTACCGTAGGAATTATGGCTAAATACATCAACAGCAAGCTTACTTTGAGATTCCCAAATATGAGTATGGGCTTTGAGGTCAAAGCTGGGTCGGCCTAAGATGAAGCGTTTGCCTCGATTGACGCAGAAGACTTCCTGTCCGGCCTTAAGCTTTTCGTAGGGGGTGAGTGAGTTAGACACGTTGCGTAAACTCCAAGTTAAATTCATGGATTTCATACCTACTACGAGGATGTAAATAACATGGGTAAAACTGAAGAGCACATTTCGCATGACCTCCTGTTTTCCAGAACGTCTTACCATTTGGTCTTGTCACATATTTCAAATCCTGCGTATCCCAGATACGATAAACCTTAGGTTTGTCTACGGTTTCCATAGCTTCACTTCCTTTGTCTTAAAGTTGTAATCGGAGGCTCGACAGATACGAGCGACTTGAGCTTGTCGTAAGGCTTCTGCCTCACCCAGACCAGCTTTCTTGAAGAGGGAGACCACAGTAGCCCAGAGGCTTTCGCTATGCACTTTACGCCAGCGTGTTTCTGTAAGTCCTTTCCTTGCGCCTGACTTGAACGTGTGTTCGTAGGCTTCAACCTTCAGCCCTTCTTTGAAGAAAGAGGCCGCAGTGTCTAACCCAATGTTAGGGCAACCACCGTAACCGTCAGTTGTATCTCCAGCTAAGGTCTGGGTCATGTGCCAGAGGTCAGCGTCTTCTTCATGTTGATACCAAGGCTCATAGTCCTTATCAGGGTTAAAGAGCCAAGCGGGGATAGTCTTCATGTCCTTATCAGAGGAGACGATAATCTTCTGGTACTCAGGCTTGTACTTATCCCAAGTCGCCAAGATTCCCATAACGTCATCAGCCTCCAGCTTAGGTCTCATGAAAGCTTCGTACTCTTCGGCTAGAGCAACCTTGAGTTCCTTCAAAGCAAGCGGCTTACGGCCAGTCTTACGGTTACCTTTATACTCAGGCATGATGTCTTTACGGAAGTAATCACCCGTAGGGTCAGACCAAACGAAGACTACAAGATCAGCGTTAAGCTGTTTCTTCAGACTCTCAATACGGTTCTTAGCGTGTCTGAGCGCATCGTCAAACCAAGAGTGAACTGTCCAGAGGTCATCCCCCCAGTCCACTTCTTTCTCAGCCATACTTGCAGCTTCAAACGCAAAGATGTCACCGTCTAGTAATAAACAGCGTTTATCCTTCATTTGTAGGACGCTCCCACTGAGGGTTGGCTTCCCATATCTTGTTTACCATGTCCATAACCTTAGACTCCAAGATTACAAACTCTTCATCGTTATCAGACTGCTCCTTAATAAAGGCTATTAGTTGATCTTCTGTTAGGTTTTTTACAGCAGCACAGGCTAGGAAGCCGAAGATAGCTTTCTGTTCCATTTGGTCTTTCCTTATTTATTTAGTGGGTATCTTTCCAAGACGTACCTACAGCACTGTCACAAGCTAGAGGACAGCGGAAGTTAAAGGCTTTCTCGGTTTCTTTGATTGCGAGGTCTACGATCTCAGCGAATTGCTTAGCGACCTCTTCATTTCTTACTGCGATTTGGACTTCATCATGAACCCAAGCACAGAACGCATAGTCACCATCCCAGCCATGTTTTAAGCCACGGGATTGGGCGATACGTTCAATCTCTACGATCCAATACTTACAGATCAAAGCTCCAGCAGATTGAAGCAAGGTGTTCAGGGCTGCGTGGGCTGAGCGGATATGAACTTGACGATTATCTAAGCCCTTGACGTAACCACGTTTCTCAGCAACGGCCTTCACTGCATTTCGTAAGGCTCTAATCGCTGGGGTATTGTCTAGGAACTTCTTCTTGAGTCTTCGTCCAATCTTCTTCTGTTCATCCTCAGTACCTTGCGGTTTGACGATAGCGCCTACCACTTGGTCACCCCCTCCGTAGAGGAAGGCATAGATGAACGTCTTAGCTTGGTCTCGTATGGTCAGACCAGCCGCATTCATGTTGGTCGTGTGTACGTCACCATCAAGGACTACGGAAACGTATTCTCCATCGTCATATCTCGCCATAAAGTGAGCGAGGCAACGTAGCTCCAAACCAGAAGCATCACTCCCGAAAAGGAGCCAACCGCTAGGTACGGTAAATAGTTCACGGCAATTGGAACCATATTCAGCCTTACAGCTTGGTACTTGAGCCACGTTAGGGTATGCGTGTGTAGCTCGACCAGTAACAGCACCATTTGGATTAACAGAGCCATGAATAAATCCTTCTGTTGTAACTTGCTTTAACCACCCTTGGTTACCATCAATAAGTTGACCTAAGCGTTTGGAGAGCATGAAGTAACGCGCTAGGAGCTGAGCCTCTGGATAAGGCAGCTTTCCTAGAACATCATCGTCAATCTTGGGGTCTCCATTGTCGGTAAAGACTGAAGGTTTCCAGTCGTACAACTTCTTGAGACAGCGGGAGGTATGCTGTCGGGAGGCGGGGTTATATTCGACAAGTTTGATCTTGGTATAAGAAGCCCCTTGAGTAAGATCAGCTCTCACAGGGTCTTTATAATTGAGGGTTCTTTTAGGGGTAGTTTCGCCTACTTTCTGAAACCAACACCCGAAGACTTTCTTAAGTTCAGTCTCAAGGGTGACGTACTGAGAGCGGAGTGTTACCTCCAGCACCTCAGCCGCCTTAGTATCGAAGTAGAAACCGTTTTGCTCTTGCTTAGCCATAAGCCAAGCGACATCATGTTCTAACTTAATTGCTGTCTCGGCATAAGCCTTGCTCTCTAGCAACTCGAACAAGTCTAGGGTCACCCAGACATCTTGTTCACAGTAATTAAGCATTTCAGGACTGAATGTCTGCCAGTCGGTTTCTTCTGCGAATTCTCCTTTGTTGTTACCTAAGCGATAGCCCCAAGCTTTCAACGAGTGAGAGCCATAGAGCTTCGGAGGTAACGCTACTTTCTTTTTGCTAATCTCAAGTTTCTTCTTAAGGCCAGCTAGGTAGGGTAGGTGGTTAGGGTCGTTTAGAGACTCCAGCTTTTCGATCTGAGCTTCCATAGCAGCCCACTTCTTCCAGCGGGTGATTAACGGATAGTCCTTATCCTTCAAGTTGGAGTAGATTAAGCGTGATAGTACGAGCGTGTCTGTCCAGTTATCCTTTCGTATCTTACGTCCAGATAGCTTTTCGAGAGCGGGGTGATCGTACTTAATGCCATTGTGCATAATGACTTGATCAGCTTGCTCTAAGAAGTCGATAGCTTGGTCTATTTGGTCTGGATAGAACTTATGGACAAAGCGTGAATCGACATCAATAGCGACCATACAATGAAATTTAGAGACGGTATCAAGAAGTCCATTAGCCTCAATATCAGCGGCTAATCGCATTACCTGTCCTAGAAGCCGAAGTCTTCTTCCTCTTCAGCTTCATCTTCTATGTATGTCTTAGGGTACAAAGTACCTGTAGAGGTTTCATAACCTAAGGGGTGTGTTAGTCCTGTACTCTGGCCTGTATACCTGTCTTTCAGGATACGGAAGATAGTTGTCTGTCGAATCTCAGGGTCATCTGACTGTTGGTTTCTCTCTAGGCCAAACATGAAGTAAGCCCAGAAGCCAATAGCGCGAGAACCTTTGAATTGACGGATAGTGACACGACCACCTTCTTCA